GGATCAATTGTATGATACCAGATCTACAGCAAGCGCCGCCGCAACCGATACAGATACACAGATATCAGTTGCAAGTGTTGAGCCATACAGAGCAAACCAGGTAATAAAAATAGGAGAGGAATTGTTACTTGTTACTGCGGTAGATACCGTAAATAAGAAGATTACAGTAACTAGAGGATATGCAGGAAGTACCGCAACTGCCATAGCTGAGGGAACCGAAATAGAAGTATTGTTCGTAGAAGGGGTAGAAGGTGCTGACGCTAGAGATGCCAGATACAAACCAAGAACATCTCATCACAATATAACTCAGATATTTGATGATACTGTGAATATTTCAGGTACCGCAGAAGCTGTGCAACAGTATGGTATATCCGATTTATACGAAACTGAAAAGCAGAAGAAGCAGTTAGAACTTGCCTTACAGTTAGAAAAGGCTTTAGTTGATGGTATCGAATATAATAATGGCAACACTAGGATGATGAGGGGTATCAGAAACTTTATAGAAACCAATATTACAGATGCGGGAGCACAACCATTAACAATTGACATGATAAATGACTTGGCACAGGAAGTTTATACTATAGGCGGTTTTAAGGATGGAGGCAACTACACTATACTTGTTGGAGCAAAGCAAAAAAGAGTACTCTCTAAATTACTCCAGGATAAAATCTATATTGCACAGAATGACACAGTTAGAGGACAAGTTACAAATTCTATAGTAACCGACTTTGGAGAGTTTGGAATAACTCTTGATATAAACTTGAAACCTGATGAATTGTTTCTTGTTGATAAGAACAGGATGGGTATTATGCCACTTAGGACGAGAGAGTTTTCTCATACATTCTTAGGCAAGCAAGGTGATTACACACAAGGTCAAATTGTAGGCGAGTATACGCTACAGTTTAAGCAAGAAAGCGCACATGGGAGAATAAAGAATTTACAATAAGGAGGTACTATATAAGTGAAATATATATGCAAAAAGTATAAAAGCCTTGGATTTTATGTTGATGGGCAACTAAAGAAATTTACAGATGGAGAGTATAATACCACTACAAAAAAAGAAATGGCTGTTCTTGATACTCTACCTGATGTTACAAAGATGGAAGACACTAAAGCACCTGCAGGTACTCAAACTTCTCAACCAGCAAAATAAGAAGGTGATTAATCATGCTTGAAAATATAAAAATGCTTTTAGGTATAGCTGGTGATGATACTTCTAAGGATAACCTGATAAATTATTATATAAATTCTATAACTACAAAGGTTTTGAAGTATTGTAAACTTGATAAGTTGAGTCCTGAGCTTAATCAGTTTATAGAAATTAAGGTGGCTTCGATTATTAAAGCCACATCTAATAATCCAAATGTAAAATCTATTGCACGAGGTGACACTACGATAAGTTACAGTGACTCAAAAAGTGTATTTGAAACAGCAGAACTTACAACTATTGAAAAAGAGGAGCTCGACAAGTACAAGGTAAGGAAAGTGAAGTTTATATGACAGAAGAAGAGATACTGGAATTAACTTATTTTGATAAGGCCACTATATCAGGACAGGTGCCATATATAAAACCTAATGGAGCCACAGCATTTAAACCTGGAATAAAAGCAGAGGATATCAGTTGTGCTGTATCTAAGAAAGATGTAGCCAACGTAAATCAAACAGACGCTACAAATAATATACAGTACAATTCGATTTTATTTTGTGCTCCGGATGTGCCTGTAGTTTCTGGTGATGATGTGGAGGTTACATTTCAAAATGGCATGAAGAGAAAGTATGAGGCCGGAGAGCCTTTTTATTATGCCAGTCATTTGGAAGTACCTCTCTTGAGAAAGGAGAAATCTTAATGGGATTTGATATACAGGGGCTTGATGAATTTAGAAATGCCATGATGGAACTTGTAGAGATTAAGTTCCCTGAAGAACTTGAAAGGGAAATATACAATCTTGCTAATAGATTATATTCAAAAGTTGTAAAAAAAACATTACCAGGTGAATATAAAGATGGCAGGACTGGAGGAAACCTTAAGGAGAGTTGGCGAATCGGCAATCTAGTTAAAGAAGGAAAAGGATATTATATAGAGGTATTCAATACAGCAGATTATGCAAGCCATGTTGAATATGGTCATAGGACAAGGCTAGGAAAAACGAGTCATCCAGATACCTATAAAAAACGTGGAACAATTTCCTTTGTCCCGGGTAAAAAGATGCTTAAAGTAAGTGTGGAGGAATTAAATAAAGAACTTCCACAGCGTTTGAGTAACTGGCTCGACAATGTAATCAAGGAGCATGGCCTATGATTAGTATAAAAGATATTAAGGATGCAGTGGCTTTGAAATTAAGCAAAGAGTTTAAAGAAAATGTTGTATATGATGAACAGGTAAGACAGGGGTTCGATCCACCTGCTTTTTTTGTGCAGGTAATTCCTATAGGGACAACCAGGTCAAGCCTCTTTACTAAGAACCCAACGTTAACAGTAGATATTCAATTCTTCCCCGAAACAGAGTGCAATGATGATTTGTATGATATGCAGGATAAACTTGAAAATAGCTTTATATCGGGAATACAGGTGAAGGACAGATTTATCACTATAACAAAAACTGAACACACCATAGTTGATTTTGTACTTCATTTTCAACTTGATCTGGATTACCTGGTTTCAATTAGAGATGAAATTAAAGGACAGGAGAATATTAAGAAAATGGAAGAAGTTTATTTTAACAAGGAGGTTTTTAAATAATGGGATTACCAAGTACCAATATTGTATTTAGACAGCAGGCATCTACTGCCATACAAAGAGGCAACAAGGGCATAGTTGCATTAATTTTAGAAGAATCTACAGTGCCAGAAGTAAATCCAATAGAAATAAGTAGCGTGGATTCTATTCCAAGTACTCTTTCAGATGATAATAAGGAACAAATAAATTTAGCTTTTATTGGGTATACAAATCCGCCTAAAAAGGTTATAGCCTATATAGTACAAAAACCAGTGACAGGAGAAGACGGAACAACACCTGCAGTAGATTATAGCCTGGCACAACACTATCTTGAAACAATACTGTGGGATTATATAGCTGTGCCTGAAATTGAAGATAATGCTTTAACTGGTTTTGCAACATGGATAAAAGGTCTGAGAGATACCAAGAACATAAAAGTAAAAGCAGTGCTGCCAAATTGTGCAGGAGATCATGAGGGAATAATAAACTATTGCAATGAAAGCAATAAGCAGGAAAGTGAGGAATATACAGCAAAACAGTATTGCAGTAGAATAGCCGGTTTACTTGCCGGTACCCCACTTGATTCATCTGCAACTTACGCATCTTTGGTAGAATTAATTGATTGCGACCATTTAACTAAGGAAGAAGCTGATACTGCGGTTGATGCAGGAAAACTAATCCTAATAAATGATGGCAAAAAAGTTAAGATAGGAAGAGCGGTAAATAGTCTTGTAACGCTTCCTGATGGTAAGGGTAGAGCTTACAAGAAAATAAAAGTAGTAGACATTATGGACCAGGAATACAGAGACATAAAGGAAACCATTGAAGATAGGTATACTGGTAAAGTGGAAAATGATTATGACCATAAAACACTGCTTATAAATGCTATAAGCGATTATTTTGGCGAGCTTGAAATGCAGGGACTTCTTAATAAAGGCAATAGCGACGTATCTATTGATTTGTCTGCGCAGAAAGCTTATTTAAAAAGTGTAGGCTATACAATGCCAGACGGTCGAGAAGTTGATGATATGACCGAGCAGGAAATAAAAGAGGCTGCTACAGATGAAAAAGTGTTTATAACAGGAACACAAAAAATTATAGATGTTATGGAAGATGTAGACTTTAATATAACAATCTAGGAGGTGAAAATAAATGTTGAATAGTCAGGGATATTACAATGAGGAAAATACTATACATGGTAACTATGGAGCTGTATTTCTTGATGATAGCCAAGTGAATGAAGCAACAGGACTACAGGCAAAATTTAAGATAAACAAATCAGAAGTGCCTATGTGTGGTACCATGTTTAAAAAATACAAAGTAACATCTGTAGAAGGCAGTGGGACACTTACTATGAACAAAGTTAGTTCCAGGATGATACTTTTGGTTGGTGATGCCATATTAAACGGCAAGGAGCCTGTATTTAGCATAACAAGTAAACTTAAAGACCCGGGTGCAATTGGTACCGAGTGTGTCGAGATTTTAGGAGTTAAATTTGACGAACTTACTCTTGCGGATTGGAAAGCTGGAAGCTTGGGAACTGAATCTGTTCCATTTACCTTTGAGGGTTTTAAACCAATAGATACTATAGATCCAAGCGGTATGTAAATTTTGAGGAGGAATTGATAATATGAGTAAAATAGATTTGCTATTAAAAATAGATAAAACCAAATTAGTAAGGCCATCAAAGGATGTTGAAATAAAAAGGCTTTCC